CAGTGTTAAGGTGGCGGTGGTAAAGTTCATCGTCCCTCCATAGGTCTAAATTATATAGTCATTATGTATCATAGTGATACAAAAGTCTGTAACCACCGCTACTTATTTCTACTCAATTGTATTGGTTTAAAGATAGTCCTTACGTGCGTGATGCTCTGGGACTATTTTTCCAAGGACGATTCTGAGGAGTCCGTCTTCGAAGGTGACTTCCCGTACTTCTGTGTCGTCGGATAAAGTCCACGCTCGTTGAAAACTTCTTTGAGCCAATCCCTTGTGGACAAACGTCTTCTCGGATTCGGTGTCCTCCCGTTGCCCCTCGACAAAAAGTTTTCCATACTCCGTGAAGACATTGACCTCTCCTTTCTTAAATCCTGCTAATGCAATCTCTAAATGGGATTCCACATTATTTACCTGAATAAGGTTATAAGGTGGATAGTTTTTTGTAGTTTCATGAAGATTGAATAGACGATCAAAGTATTCATCCATACCAATGCTATTCTTGGTGATCTTATCCATCAAGGTATTAAGATCCGCAGCAGTATACCTGGTGAGGTTGTTCATTATGGTAGCTCCTTTAAAAGCGAGTTTGTGTTGTGTGGACCCTTACGGCATCCATAGTATATATTATCATAAGACATAAAAAAGGAGGGTCGGAAACCCTCACTTTTTATTACGGGTATTACGCTGTGAAAACTAACAAGAGTTTTTCGTTCTGAATACCAACTAAAAAATTTGAAGATGGTTGAGTATTAAACCCTGAATACTAACAAGAGTATTATTACATGAATACTAACAACGAAGACCATCCTCAACAATCATTTTCCGCAATGCTTGCCAAATCGTCCGAGTCATCTTATCAACTTCAGAACGTTGTTCTTTCAAATTATCATACTCTTTATATGACATTCCAACTTGGAAATCAGAAGTTTGTGCAGACTTTTTACCAGGATATGAGTAAGCTGAAACTGTACGTCGCATCCAATGTTTGTAGTTAGATGCAGCAACACCTTGATTCATATGATAAGGTTTGCATCCAAGATAATTTGCTTTGACGTATTTCCAATAAGGAACTTTATACTTGTCATCAATTGACAAATTTGCTCTATCAGGTCGGAAACGAAGTTCACCATTGGGACGGAGAATAGAGTGAACTAAAGTGTAGATGCGATTAGCAGTTTCAACTTTAACAGTTCCTTTCTTGTCAATTTTTAATCCAACGAGATGAACCAACTTCATATCAGCATCAAGATATTCGACAAGTTTTACCGAATACTTTTTGATCCACTTAGATACTTCATCTTCATAATCAATTGCAGTGTTAAACCCATATTCAGAAGACTTAGCAGGATTGATATCTTCGTTACATTGTTGAATATATTCAACAACACTGCTAATCTCTTCTTTAAAAAATTCTAACTTTTTTGGGACGAATTCTTTCAGTGTACTAAATGCATTTTTATCATTCAGAAGAAATTGTGCGATTGATCTAGTATCTGCTTCATCGGCAGACATTCCATATAGTTTTTTGAATTTTGCATCACTTTTTTGAACTTCAAATCCACAAATTTCTTCTTGTGTTTCTGGATTTACTCCATGATATAACTTACGTGTCTTTGGAGTAGACTTCTGCGGAAACAACAGAACAGTAATACCTTTTTCATCTGCATTTTGTTTCAACTCTTTCAACTGATCAAAATCGAAAGGTTGAGCAAGAGTATACTTATGCGATTCTCTCAAATGAGCACACTCAACAACTAAAGTATCTCCTTGTTCAAGTCCAGAGATATTAAGGTTGATTAAATTTTCATGTGGAAGTTTTTCGTAAAACTTGTCATTACCACTGTCATAAACGTGGATCTTACCTCGTCCAACGTCTGCTGTAAAAAGATTCATGATTTTTTGAATTAAATAGGTAAACAATTAAGTAATACTGAAACCTAATTAAGGTTTTAGTTTCTTCGGCAAGTATTGTGCCATGAATACTAACAAGAGTATTTCATCGTGAATACTGATTGACCCGAAGACTGATATTATAAATCTAAATCAGTCTTCTGTCAATCTGTCTGATGAGTATTAACTGGTGAATACTAATAAAAGTATTTGTCCCTGAATACTGACTTGTTCAGACTCAGGTATTATACCATAAAAAAGGGGCGTTGCCGCCCTCGGTTTCATTCGGTTTTCTCTGCTTCTTTAAGATGTGTAGTTAGAGCATTCTTCCACTGCTCTTCGGTATACCCACAAGCAATGAAGAATCTTCTTACCATCTCTAAAAACTGGTTTTCATTGAGGTATGGATCGTCACAACTGTGTCTTACGTCTTCGGAAGGGAGAATAAACTTTGCTTTTGGATTTGTATGCCAAGCAGCATTTTCATTCTCATGGCGATATGTAAACTCAAAACTTCCCCTAGACATCACTCAGTCTCCTCTACTCTCTTCTTCTTAGAACCAATATTGTACTTGGTTTCCAGGATCCAATCTTGCTTATCTTTATAAGCAAGAACCTTAATTTGATTTAGCGGTGCAATGTCCTGAATCTTCGTGACATCCACAATACCAATCAATCCCCAATCGGCAAGCAATTGAGCAATACGATTACGTCTTTGGACATCATTCACCGTCAGGTTTGCGTGCTTACCATCAAGAGCAAACAGTTCCTTAAAGTGAACCAGATAATATCTACCTTGTTTATGTAAAATATGACAACTTTGATAGATTTTTTTCTCCTTTCTAGATGCAACCCCAATACGAGTCAAAGTTTCACGTACTTTCAGAAAGTCATCTGGTTCACTCAGAACTACTTCTACCATTTGTTCTGGTGTCCATCTCACTTCAGGTTCTTTACTCCAGTATCAAATTTTGATTTAATAAAATTAAGTTGTTCTTGGGTAAGAATTTTCAAAGCCTGTTTTGCCTTTTCATTACTATATCCATAATAACGTTTGACATAATCAAGATCTTTGATCTTATCTTGTCGGATCCAGGGAGAAAATCTCTTCTTTTTCCTAACGATATTTATAAGAAAATCATATTGAAGTTTCTTAGGAAGAAAGTGATACTTATTCATTTCATTTGCGAAGATAATAGTATCAATGTGACCTGAAAAACATCGATTGATAATATAAGGAGGATATTCCTTCTCAATAGAAGGATCTTCATCAATCAAATGTTTCTTTGTCTGATTGATACTGTTCAACCAATCTTTTAGTTCTGTCATCGTATAATCTCCAAGTCTTTATCAGATTCCCACAATTCAAGTTCTGTACGAAGTCTTCCTTCAGATACTAACTTATCGTATCTTTTAGATGCTTTCTTCTTCCACCATTCAATAACCTCTTCAGGTTCATAACCAAACTTAGAAAAGTAATACCTTTTCTTTTCTGTTAAAGACTTTGCTTTTTTGATACATGCATTGAACTCTTCCAACTTTTGCTCATCTTGCAATGAGTTTCTAATAATAGAAATCATCTTAGTTTGAATTTTGAGTTTCTTGGAAGACTTATCTGCAGAGATCAAACGTTCTCCATCATTTGCATTGTTGTTAAACCACCAGAACATCTCTCTGAAGTAATCATCATGGAACAATGGCAAGAAGTTACTCTCAGTATCACCAATATGACGGATATATGGTTTGAGTCCGTCGTACATTGATACACCTTTTGTAGTTCCATACAAAGATGTTGTCTCAAAGTATTGGAGATCTGTTCCATACTTTTCATCAAATTGCCTCTTCAAAAAATTAGAAGATGCAAGAAGAGCAAGAAGTTTTCCGCCAAGATAGTTATATCCAAAGGGTTGTACTGGAACAATATTGAATCCCATTACAAACTCATGATTGATCTTTGACAGTGGTAAAACCTCTCCAAAGTAATCATTTCTTGGTTTAGAGTTGATTGTTGGTGATCCAAACCTAACAACTCCAATAACTTTCTTAGTGGTATCTTCAGTAACCATCCACTTAATAGTCCGTCCAGGAATTGCTTCCTCGATGGCATTAGAAGCAGTGATGTTCAATACTTCAGAATAAAGATCTTGGTTGTACTTTGTTTTTGGTTTTAAACTAGTATCAACTTCATGAATGGTAAAAGACATCTCCGAAGGATGAATTGAAAAGTCTGAAAAGATTTCATCTTCAGGACCAAACAATCTGCCAAGGGAATTGGACATCCTACTCCGCTTCACAAATCGCATATAATCATCGATGCGATTGAAGTTTGAGTAGTAATCAATAAATTGATCTGCTGCCCATATAGCGTCTTTTTCACTCAATAAACTCATACTACTAAAAACTGTGTTTCATACTCAAGTAGTTCTTCTGGAACATCAATAATATTAGAGTCCATTTGAACTGAATCTTTCCAATATGTATTGTTCGATCGATCATAAAGTTTGATACCCAAATGATTATACTTCAAGTTTGTTGGAACATGAACTTTATATGTATAACCATCATTTTCTGTCAACTGACTAAGAAGAGTATTTTCTTTCTTAGTCACGGTGATCGTTGAACATGCTCTCCAAAACATCTCTTTGAATGACCCAAGATCGCATAGAAACTTATCTGGATTGTCCATTACCATCCTCCCAATAAACTGAGGAGAAAGGCAATGATCAAGTGTTCGTTCACTTGGATTGTTAATAGCATTCTCACTAATAAATCCAGTGTGATTAATTCCAGCACAATCAAAAACATTGATATAAAATGTTCTGGTGATGGGACGATAGTAATCTTCCTTTCCCCAGTTTTTCACATTTGATCGAAGATTGTTGAAAGCAGTTTCACAGTATGCTTCCCAATTCTTCTTAGGCTTCTTGGACATAATCAGGTTCATTGTATTTTAAAAATTCCCAGAAGGTCAATTTCATTTCCTTCTGGGTCATCCCACAATGCTTGGCAGCAGCGGGCAAATTCATTGTAGCACGAAAAAGTGCCTCTGTCGCTTCTTTGACGTTTTTTGGGGTGGTCTTAACCTTTTCTTCCACAAGTTTAGTTTTATCGATAATCAATAGTCCCATTTATTTCTCCTACTTCTGTGGTAAGCGTATCAAAGAATCTGTTGACACTTTGTGCCATTAAACGATAACCAGTTCCAACGTAAATCTGCCCCAACACAACAGATACAGTTGCAATGCCCCAAAAGATGTAGTAAAACCTAGATTTTACTTGTGCCTTTAGTTTTTGTTTTTTCATAATCAAAGAATCAATTTTTTACTTGGTGTTTTAATTGCAGAAAACATTTGTTCATACTGTTCTACAATCTCATCCTGAGCATCTGCAATATAAACAATATACTTTTTAGTAATCTCAATCTCTTCATCTT